CCCCACATCTTATATTCCGCAGAATCAGAATGTGGGTCTTTAAGCCACTTAGATATCTGCTTTAAGGTTTTTGGCTTAGTTGAACTTCCCGTAACCTTGCGATGAGTTTCGAATATTTCATACCAAGTGCGTAAGTCATCCATTGTTGGATTTTCTGTTGCAAGATTACTGCACCACCAATCCGGGAAACCTTGAAGTCTTGCACATTCGGTTGGAGTTAACCTTCTGACCGTGTATAGGGTGCCGTCTGTATCATTAATAAGCGGAGGGTCTTTGTAGTCAGTAGCAACTAGCGTATTTGCTAGTTCTTCTTCAGCGGCAGTAAAAAATGATGCCTTGCTTGAAGAGTAGGTAGGAGTTGCCACAGCACTTGGCCCTTGTGCATTTAGTGTCGATGATATTCCGTCTTCTGTAATCCCAAGATTTCTGGCATAATTTTGACCACAGTTGA